CCTCGACGCCAGGACGGGGAAGCTCGGCTGCTGCGGCCATTGGCGTTCTCCTCTTACTCTTCGACCTTGATGGTGGTGAACGGCACCGCGAGATTCACCGGGACTTGGGTCTGTCCGATTGGCATTCCGCGGACCGTGGGGCGGCGCAGTACGGTCTGCTGCCGCACTCCCGTTGTGTCAGGTGGGGCAATTGCCGCAGACAGGTATGCTTCGACTTCGCGAGACAGTGTTGCATCAGTGGGAGTCACCTTCTCGGTCCACTGAAAGAAGAACGGACTCTGCACGGTACACATCACGAACTCCTCACTTCCTTCGCCAGAGATGATGGCGCCAGTAGGAGGAGAGACAGGAGAGATACTGATTTCATCCCCGATCTTGTGAATGCGACCGTACTTCTGCAACATCGTCTTGAAGGTGCGGAGATGCCGCATCAAGATCCAGCCAATCTTCTGCGCCTCAGTGTCGATCTTGGTAACGATGTTAAGTGCCATCGTGCAGGCGACGAGGTCCGTCCTCTCCTTCATGCCGGTCTTCCAATCGACCGTCCGCATGTTGTCGAGGGACATATTCGCAAACTGAGCTTGGCCGCGCATCACGACAATCGCCGGGCGCTGCTCAACACGCTCACGCGGGAAGGGCGCCTGATCGGTAATTGAGATCTCGGTGAGCTTCTCATCTTGAGCCCACTTCCAAGAGCCTATTGGCATCTGCGCGAAGAGGCCCTGCATAAAGAGGAGATACACCCGTGTATGCCAATCGAGTGGCTCATCTCCATATGCAGGAGGGTCGGGAAGGACCGGGGGTGTGAACTCAGATGCGCTCATTTCTCTTCTTCGCGATACCCCGGCGCTTGCTTGTACGTATCTTTCATATGGCGCCTGAGTCTCTGCTCTACATAAGACGTTGTGGCGCCGAGTATGGGAAGGACGATCTTCATTGCAGGAGCGACAGCTGGGTGCCGTTCCTTGAAGATGTGTGGGAGGGCTTTCTCAGTGAGGAAGGCGGCGCCGACTCCGAGGCCCGCACCAATTCCAACACCGAGTATTCCCTTGGCTACATCTTTCGCCCAGCGAGGATTGGTTTCCTCGGCGATCTTGGTCAGCTCATCAAATAGAGCTCGGGATGAGATAGCGGTCATGCGTCGCTCAGCGCGTTGAGCCGCGGGGCTTGTAGCCGTAGACAGCTAAGAAATCCATCCTCTGCGAGTCCGCATCGACGTGCTGAGGGTTGGTGAAGTTTCTCTCGGCGGAAGGTGCCATCGTCGTGAGATCTGCGATGTTGATAGGGAGCTTGTATTCCACGTCTCCTATTGGAATCTCGTGGAGCGTCAACTCCTGATGAACGACGGCTCGAAGTCTCGTCGTCATCGCTACCGTGACTACTTTCCACCGTCTGTTCTCCGCCTCAATAAGTATGTCGTCGGGCCTTATAGGTGGGAAGGAGATGAGCCGGCCAGAAGCGTTGCTGGTCTGCTGTTCACCGAGAGGCGTCTGCTGGTTTGACTTAGGACTCGGGTCGATCTGGACATAGCACTCGACAGGAGAAAGAAAACCGCCGAGGTATCCTGTGTCGTAGCAAGTGACGCAGTTGCTCCTCGTCCTCTTTCCCTTCACGCGATCGAAGCAGATGCATTTCGGGCCGAATGTCTTGACCGGAAAGAGCCAGCACTTCCGCCCAGCGAACTCGCGGAAAAGGACATCCTCTTGCCGCATGATTTCTAGCGCTATGAGGTCGGGTTCGGGGAGTTGCCCTGTAGGACCGAAATCCTTCACTTCGTTAGTAGGTTGGTACGTGACGCGGAGAAGATAATAAAGCTTGCGCCACTTGTGGAGCAGAGCTGGTGAGGCGTCGCGAAAGTAATACTGATCTTGGAAGGGCTTGGTGAGGGCATCCCAGGGCCCAGCTGGAGACTCAGAGCGGAGAACCTGAAACGTGTACGCGAGGATGTTCTCGTCAGTTGGCTGGCCGGTGAAGAAGTCACTCACCTTCCAGAAGAGATCAACGTGGTCGAGATCGAATGTCCGAGCCCGGAACTCAGAGACCTGAAGCTGCACGGCTCACGTTCCTGGCTGGGCCACCTGCATGCCACGCATCGAGCGCGGGTTGAGGTGCTTCAACGAGTTGTAGAGCTGGGCCGCTGGCTGTGAGATGGGCCGCTGCGGAGCCGAGAGGGATTGAGCCTCAGCTTCGGGCTCTTGCGCCCCAGTAGGGTCTCCCGGCTCAGCTTGAGCACTCATCGAGAATGCCCATTTCATGAAGGCGGCACCAGCAAGCTTGGTTGCCATTCCCGAGCTCGTCACTGCGTGCGGGTCTACCGGCTGAGCCATGTACGGCATCGCCTTTATCCTCTGCGCGACAGTAGGCGGCGGCATGTTCGCATAACGAGCATCTTGAGCCGCCATCGCCAGGTTCTGGTTCGTAGGACCGCGGAGTCCGCCCAATGTCGGGTTCGCATTCCGGTTGGCATCCATCGCCGCCCCGCCTCGAGCCCAGCGAGCACCCTTCGCTTCGTACGAATTGGCTCTCTGCCGGATTCGATCGCGCTGAGCGAGAGCCGCCGGGTCCGTGACGTGACCCATCGCCTCGGCCGTGGGGTTGGGAGCGATGTGCGGAACAGCCGCCGGAGCATGGGCCAGGGCGGGGGCAGCGTGAGCCGCAGCATTCTCGACTTTACCAGCGGTTCCCATCAACTTGCTCGCCGCACCAGGCACCTTGCCAGCCTGTGAAAGAGCGGCGCCACCAGCAGCTCCGACAAGGGCGTTGCGCAGATGGTGTCCGGGTGCGATACCCTGGACCTCTCCAGGGCTACTGTGAAGCGCCCCTCCAACACCACCAACGAGAGCGCCCACGCCGGCTCTTCCGAGTCCCTTCGGCAGCGCAAAAGCAATCTTGGTTGAGATCGGCCTGACAGCGGCCATGATCTTGTTGGAGCCTGCTTCCTTCGTTGCGAGCTCGCGACCCATCCTTGCTGCCAACTTCACCTGGTGCGCAAGCCGCTGCACGCGATTGGCGCTGTGTGGCTGACCGAGCATCGTCTCCAACGACTCGGTCAATTCGCCGGCATTCTTCTCCATCTCTGACCGAGCAGCCGAGAGGACGGAGTCGGCGAACTCTTTGAGATCATCTCTCTCGAGCAGCGTAGTCTGGGCGATGATGTTCATGTCAGGCCTTCCTGGAGAGGCGATTGAGGACTGAGAGTCCTGCCTTCGCACCACCCAGACCGCCGACAAGACTGGCCACCACGGGGTGCTTACGAGCAGTTGAGGCCACGTTGGCACTCAGATCGAGGAGATGGTTCTTCATCTTTCCACCGAACCCAGCGGGCTCGGGGCTAGCGTGAGCCTCCTGGCTCTTGGTGCGGAGAGAGTGCTCGAGCTTGCTCTGCCCACCGAGCTCCTTGCGCCCCCGAGACTGAAGTGCGGTTCCGATGCCGAAGAGAGCGGCCCCGCCGAGCCCTGCAATTGCACCTGCTCGAGAACCAGTGACGCCTCTGAGGACACCAGAGGGATCGAGATTCTTGCCGGTTCGCCAGGCACTTTGCGCGATCTGCTTGACGACGTCACCGACACCAGCAACCTTCTCAGGTTCCTGCTGCTTGGGGCGACGGATGTCGACGAAGAACTGGGCCGCGTCAGTCCACTCCTTCGTCTTGTCTTCCTCGTCTTTCATCCCACCGTAGAAGTCGCTCGAGTCCATGACCACCTCTCAGGTGTAGAAGAGGACGTAGTTGCCGCTGTTGTTGAAGACGATGGCGATCACCGTCGTGACGTTCGTGGTGATGAACTTCGTCAGTGCGTTCGGATCTTGGAAGATCTGGCACTTTGCTCCGGTGATGAATGCCATAGGGCGATTCTCCTCTTCTTACCCGCTCGTGGGAAGTTGGGGTAGCTGTACCACATCCCCGAGGTAGACGACCGTTGGGAGCGTGCTGTGAGAGAGGCACCCCAAGACATCAGCGCGCTCATGGAGGGTGGGCTCTCTCATGAAGATCGCTGCGTCCGCCGCATATCCGCGGCACGACGAAGCAGACTGAAAGGCTCGCCACATCTTCTTGTCAGCGGCCCAGAGCATCACGAGCGGCGGGCGCTTCATCACCACCCACCATAAAACCCGTTTGTCCATAAGTATTCGGACGATAGGCCGTGACCCCAGCCGAGCTCGATGTTGATGGCGATCTTCAGCTTCAACTTCTTCTCTTCGTACTTGTTACCGAGAAGCTGGAGCCAGGACTGGATGAGGGGGGTCTTGTCACTGACGCCCACCTGAATACCACCATCAGAGAAGGTCAGGTGGTTCCTCGTCATGAGGAGGCCGAGAGACTCAAGCAGTGCGATGACCGTCCCTCGCAATAGCAGGCTCTTTGACGGGAAGCTCTCCAGACTCGCCGCGGGAATGAGCGGGGGCGTGGAATTCCAGTCATCGATAGCATCAGCAATGGCCCACATGATCATTCGGTCTGAATTCTCTACACCTTGGATGAGACGGTTGAGCTCAGGATAGTCCCGCAGATACATGCGGACCGTATTGATGAGTTGCTGAATAGGGACGGGGAAGGACGGGACTACCGGACCAAGTCCGCCGTCTCCACAATCATCGAAGGGCGGCATGACCTACCTCACTTCTTGTCTGTGTCTTCCTTGACGTCCTTCAGCTCTTCTTTCAGGTCATCGAGCTTGTAGGTCTTCTTGCGGGAAGAGAGGAATAGGTCTTTACCGTTCTCCTCAGCGAAGGCAGTAGGTCCTTCTTTGGGAGCCTCTGCCTTCTTGGTGGTGAGGCGCTTCTCCAATTCCTCTTGAGTAAGCGGAACAGTTCGGCGACCCACTTTCTTCGCCTTCGATGCCGCATACCACGAGGGCAGCTGACCGATGATGATGTAGCCATCTGCCTCGAGCTTGCGGAGGCGAGCATCCACCATAGGCGCAGGGAGCTTGAGCTCATCTCCCGGGTCGAGGAGGACACTGTAGATGGCGAGACGGGTCGGAGTCTTCTTCGACTCCGGCGCGTCCGTGACGTTCGTGATGGAAACGACCATTGCCGGCATGTTCAGCCTCCTCCCTTACTGCTTCTTGCCCTTGAAGGGGCTCTTCGGCTGCGGCTTGGTCTCGACGCGAGTCGTCTCGGCCGATGACGGTTCCGAGAAGAGGCCTGTCCTCTCCTCACCCGACTTCGACTCAGGAGGAGGCGTATAGTTCTCCGGCACGAGCGGCTCCGGCACCAACGAAGGTGTCGGTCCTGGCATCGCCGGAGCACTGCTTCTCCTCGTCACCTCAGCCGCCCCACCCGCCTCTGTGAGAGCGGCAACGAGCTTGTCTGCCGCGTGAATCTCGAGCCCTTCGGCGACCGTTACGGGAACCACAGCGGCGAGATCTCCGGCCTCGCGGAGGGACATCGATGTCTGCTCCCGCAGGACCTTCACCACTGTGATGGGACTGTCACCGACCGACGTGAGACGCACGCCGAACTCTGGCAGTGAGGGAGCAGTGTGGTCCGGCTCCCTCTCTCTTTGGGCACTTTCTCTCTGAGCCAGCTCCGTCTCTCTCGCGATGATCTTCTCAGCCGCCTCGGGGCTGTACCCCGCCTTTGTGATTTCCTCGACGGAGGGGATGTGACGCCCACTCGGCCCTTCTCCACCGGCCTTCTCCCAAGAGACCACACCCCACTTGTTCCACAGCTCGAGGTTGGCCCGATTGTGCTCAAACAACTCGTCACTGATGACCATCGACTGCCGAATGCGCAGACGGCGACCACCAATGACGGGTTCCATTTGCATCTTGGAAGCTTTGCGGTGAAGGAAGCGCTTGTCGTGGTCGAGTGCCGTGTTCTTTAGCTTGTACGACATCTCCAACCTCTCGCTTCCTACCTCCGACTGGAGGTGGCAGAAAAAGCGCCCAGAGGCTGAAGGGATCCTCCCTCCTCTGGGCGCTGAACTACGATTGCGCGGCGCCCCGCGCCGTGTGACTAAAACTGCGAGACGTTGGGGAACTTCAGGCCCTGGTCCACCTGGTTGTTCATGGCGCCGAGCTGGTCTTCATCGACCGGCAGCTTCGTGGCGAAGCCCGAATCCGTGGCGCCCGGCGTCACCGATCCACCATAGAGCTCGAGCTTGGCGATCGACGCGATGTTCGACACGTTCACCGCGACGTCCATCCAGGACTGCCAGGTGATCATGTTGGCAATCTTGTCGATGTAGAACTTCGTGTTGTTGAGCACGTAGTTCTTACCGAGGAACTCCGGCGCCGTGAAGGCGTACACGTTGCCGATGCGCAGGATGTCGGTCTTCACCGTGCGGATCAGCTTGCGGCCGAGCAGCAGGTTGTACTTGTAGCCGTCGACCATCGTCTCCGACTGCATCTTGTCGCCCATGTCCTGCAGGGTCCACGACAGGATGTCGTCGTAGTCCGGCTCGGTCATGAGGAACCGCTCGGCCCGCAGGCGGTTGCCGTCGATGAGCTTGAACAGGTTCACCAGATCCGGGCGGAGGATCGGGTGGACGATGAAGTCATTGGCGCCGGCGGCGATGGCGCCTTGGCCCTTGGTGACACGGCTGATAACGACACCGGCGGCAGCCAAGGTCGTGACATTCATCGCGGTCGCAACGTTGCCGTTCGCCTGCAGCTGCATCGCCTGAACAGCAGCCTCGACGAACAACAGCCAGGTGCGATCTTTGACCTCTTGGAGGTCCTTCACCGAGTTGTCCTCGATGATCTTGGTGATGGGCATCTCGTACGCGAGGAGCTCCTGCTCCGTCTTCTCGAACTTCTCCGAGGAGATGGTGAAGAAGGGGACCTCGACGCGGGGCGCCCGGATGAAACGGGCAGTCGGCTGACCACGGAAGGTGATCGTCATCGCGCGGGACTGCGGCTCGATGTCGACGATCTTCACGAGGGTGTCGTGGTTGACCGAGCGCTGGCAGTCGGTGCGAGTCACCGGCTCCGGCGGCTGGATCTTATCCACGAAGCAGACTTCACGGAGACGGTCTCGGATGTAGACCGAACCGACCTCGGCAAGCTTCTCCTTGCCCTCCGAGGTGTTCAGCTTCGAGCTGAACATGTCATTCAGAACCTGGGCTGGAACGCTCATTGCTCTTCTCCTTCGTCTACGGGTTCGCTTTCGCGTCCCAGTTGCTCAGATGGTGATCTGGAAGGCACCCTGGTGGATGAAGCGCACCTTGCCACCACCCGGCAGACGCGTCACGACGCCCTGCACAAAGTGCTGGCCGGAGCCCGCGGCCTTGAGGAGACCACGCTTGGTGAGACCGCCAATGGTCACATCACCGACCACCAGGAAGTTGCCCACCGCAAGACCCGAGGTGTTGACGATGGTCGTCTCGGCCTCGTAGTCGTTCAGGAACAGCAGGGTCGCCTTGCCGATAGCCTGCGTGTCGTACTGACCACGCAGTGAGAAGACCGGCCACGACATCGAGGCGGCTTCACCCGTACCGCGCTTGGCGGTATACGAAGCGGAGTCGATCTCGAGCCACTCGCCATCGACCAGCGGGTTGGTGGCAGTCGGGTTGAGGATGGTCGTATCGGTCAGCGTGAAGTCACGGCGGTGGACCGGCATGACCTCGGAGATCAAGTTCAGGTTCGGAGGAAGGCTCATCTTCGTTCTCCTGTCGTCGTGAAGTCGGGGTTACTCGAGGATGGCAATCTCGAACGCGCTCTTCGCATCCGATGCGTTCCCCGGGTTGTCGGAGAGCGAAGCCAGCTTGATTTGGGGTGCGGACATGCCGACCGCCTCCTCGATCACATCGAGGTTCTTGTCGGAGCTCATGAGGCCATCGACCTTCTGAGCGTATGTAGTATCGGGGTCGAGGCCCTTGGCCTCCAGCTGCGATGCGATCTTCTCCGCCCTTTCGCGGCGTTGATAGAAGGCCAGCTTCTCCTGCTGCTCTTCGATCATCACCGCTTGGGACTCGATCTTCTGCTGCTGAGCGCGAAGGGTCGGACCGACCTGTCCCAGGATCTGGCTCGCCTGCTCGCTGGAAATCTTCTGCATGCTCATGATCGTCTCCTGGTCCTTCGCCGTCTCAGACCTGTGCTTCCCCGTGGTGCCCACCCTTGGCGGACATCATCGCCGCCTTGAGCTTGCACACCCGGCACTCACCCGTGTTTCCGCAAGTGCAGCCGTCATGGCCCTCACCTGCTTCTGCCATCGGATTCATACCGCCGCCGCCCATTCCGCCCATGTTGGCCAACTTCGCCTTCATGGTGCAGAACTGGCACTCGCCCTTCGAGTTGCACGTGCAACCGCCACTAGCGATCTTCTGCAGCCGCGCCTGCACTCCCGCGATCTTCACACCGGCCTTACCGGTATTCCGCAGGTTCTCTTGGAGCTTGCTGTCGTGCTTTTCCGAGAACGCCGGCTGGTCGAGAACCTCCTTGAGAGGGGCGACCACCTTCTTCTTGGCGTCTCGCTTGGTGTAATTGATGGCAGCCGAATTCGAACCAACGAGGCTCGTTCCCGAGTTGCCATCCTGGTCGTTGGCGGCTGTGCCACCCTGCGTGGGCGACTCTTCGCCAGCCTTCATCGTCCGCAGCTGACCTTTGCCAGCGAGCGGTGACGTGGTGCCACCGCCCTCGATGTGCGCCTTCATCACATCCTCGCCAGCCAACTTCATGAGGATGTGCGCTTTGGCGGCTTCCGCCGGAGTAGACGAAGCTGCCTTCAAGAA